CCGGATTCCTCCACGCAACCCGCGGATTCAACCCCGAACTGTTTATCACCGCACACCGGCACACCGCCTCGATCGATGACTACGGGCCGTATCACCGCATCCAGTGCACGACGCAAGACCCTGGATCGAAGTCGTTCACCGATGGCACCGGCAAGTTCTCCACACAGGGAACAACAACGATGCTCATCGGCCGTCACGACAAGCGGAAATTCTCACACTACGAAGTTCTCTAACCCGCGCCGATGGAGACGCGACCAAGGACCAAACATCATGGACTGGCAAACCACACCGCACCCACTCGACCCGGTGATCGCTGAAGCTGTTGACCACATCAACGAGTTGCTGCCAACGCGATACCTCGAGCCGTTGATCACGGCGCGTGACTGCGAGCTCGCAGGATTCGACCTAGCTCTCGTCCTCGAAGCCGCGAAAAGGAATGCGCCGTGAGTAAACGATTCATTGTCCTAGCCGCAACTAAGCGTGCCGGCGAGCAGGCCACCAAGATACTCGGCATCAACACAGTCGCCATCATCACGCCACGAACCAAGTACGCCGCATACGGAATCAGCGCCGACTGCATCCACGATGACAGTTCACTCACGCCTCACCATCGTGACGAACTCGTGGCATACGCACGGCCATCTATCGCGACCACGAGGGACGCATGACTGACACGCTCACCCCGGCCGAAGCAGCAGGCGTCAACATCGCAGCACGACTCGAACCACATGTGCTCGCCCAGTTGCGGGACTGGATTGATACGCATGACGTGTGAGATCGAACCGTGTGGCTACGACGGACATGGTGCGCCACTGTACGACCACCAATACCCGCAAGAAGCGAGCGAATGTCGGCAGTAGATGCCACAATGAGAACGGCCCCAGAGAGTGCTACTAACACTCAACCCGGGGCCTGACCTAACCACTTGTACTAGCAAGGGAGAGGCTGTGCACCAGTCTATCTGCGCCCTATGTGGCATCGCATTCGAACCAAAGCGCAAAGGCCTGAAGTACTGCGGCACACCCTGCCAACAGCGAGCCCGCTATGCCCTTGCCGACCGCGTGCCGTGCTCCACATGCGCGGGCCCAACCGGGTACAAACTCGGAGTCGTGGACAAAGCCACATGCAATAACTGCCGGCGCACGACATGGGTTCACGGAACCAGCAACAGTTACAAGCGCGGTTGCCGCTGTGTCGAATGCAGAATATGGAACAAAGAATCGCATCGCGCTTACGTCGAGCGACGACAAGCAGGCCTCACTGAGACCAAGCCCTGCAGTGAGCCCGACTGCACCAATGCATCATGGTCCCGCAAGCTATGCCGAATGCACTACAAGCGTTGGGCACGCGCTAACGGCATGGAAAGGTCGCCATCCGACAAGTGGAGCGACACCCGCCGCAGCAACTACCACGCACGACGCGCGCGCATGAACGGTGCACGCAACAGCGACAGGGTGCTACTCGCCGAGCTGCTGCTCAGGGACCACGGCCTATGCGCTGCATGCGAGGGGCACGTAGACACGGACATCCCCTGGCCAGACCCGTTCAGCCCAAGCGTGGACCACACCATCCCACTCTCCAAAGGAGGAGAGCACACGATGGCAAACACCACCGTCATGCACCTCCGATGCAACATGGCCAAGGGTGCACGACTCATAGAAGCATGAGGTCGCAATGGGCACGGCACGCGATCTGTCCCGAGCCAAACGCTTTCGCTCAGCCATCGCCCGATCAAAGCCCGCATGCCACATATGCGGAGGCCCGATCAATTGGCAAGCCCACTACCTAGACCCCAAAGCGTTCGTCATCGACCACGTAATCCCACTCAACAAAGGTGGAGCAGACGAGCTCGACAACATCAAGGCAGCACACCGCGAGTGCAACAGCAAGAAGCGCGCACGACTAGTGGCACCGATCATTAGACGAAGTGGGTCACTCGGGTGATGCAACCCAGGGCGGGGTCCCCCTCAAACCCTTGTGAATAACCCTCCGGGATTAGAAACAATCCCCCTCCGCATTTTTCCCACAAAAACCTTGCCCGATTGGAGGTTCTGATGACGACACGATCGAACCCTCTGCGCGCGGTTGGCAAGGACGAGAAGCCGTCTGAGCCGGCAGTTCCGAAGTCTGTTACTGCGGCAGCGTCGAACGGCACAACGCGAGAGTTGCTTGTGGCGATGAGGGACCGAATTGCTACTGAGGTAGAGAACGCGAACACGCCAGCACGCGATTTGGCTGCGTTGACGAAGCGTCTGATGGAGACGGTGCGGGACATCGAAGCTATCGACGCGCGGGAGATGCAGGAAGCGGGTCAGGGTGCCCCAGTCACAGACTCCCGGTTCGACGCCGCGGCTATCTGAGGTCGCTCGCCACGTTGTTATCCCGGAGGGGATCGTAACCACGGCTTGGCCACGAGTTGTCGACCAGTGCGCTCAGATGGGCGTTCAGTTCGACGGGTGGCAGCATGGCATTGGTTCAATTGCGCTCGGCAAGCGTAAGGACGGCAAGTATGCTGCCACGGTCGGGGGCGTTGTGCTATCCATCGGCAGGCAAGTAGGAAAGACGTTCATCGTTGGGATGATCGTTATCGCCTTGTGCATCCTCTTCCCTGGCATGACGGTTCTGTGGTCTGCTCACCGCACTCGCACGGCGTCTAAGACGTTTGGGTCGCTGAAGGGCATGACTTCGCGGAAGAAGATCAAGCCGTTCATGCTCGAGCCCCGGAATACGAACGGTGAGCAAGAGATTCGTTTCAGGAACGGGTCGACCATCATGTTCGGGGCTCGCGAGATGGGCTTCGGTCGCGGTTTTGATGAGGTCGACATTGAAGTTTTCGATGAGGCTCAGATTCTCACCGAGAAGGCGCTAGAGGACATGGTGCCGGCAGCGAATCAGTCGCGGCAAGAATCAGGCGCGCTGCTGTTCTTCATGGGCACACCGCCTCGCCCGACTGATCCTGGTGAAGAGTTCACGAACCGTCGCGCTAAAGCGTTGGACGGTAAGGCCAAGAACATGGTCTACATAGAGTTTTCTGCAGACGCTGATGCTGATCCGGATGACCGTGAACAGTGGTCGAAGGCGAACCCGTCGTTTCCGTCTCGTACTCCTGTGGAGTCGATGGAACGCATGCGCGAGAACCTGACCGACGATGACTCGTTCAAGCGTGAAGCGTTGGGCATCTGGGATGCGATCAGCTCTTCCCGTGTCATCGATGAGGTGACGTGGGGCCTGCAGGGTGATGCGGCGTCGATGGCGGTTGAGCGTTTGACGCTGTCGATCGAGGTTCCCCCGGATAGGAAGTCTGCTGCGGTTGGTTTCGCGGGTCAGCGTGCTGATGGTCGTTGGCATATGGAACTAGATGAGGAACGTCGTGGCGTGGATTGGGCGATCCCTTGGGTGGTTGCTCGCGCCGCTAAAAACCGCTTGTATGCGGTGGTTGCCGATGAGATGTCAGGTCTCGTGGAGAAGCGCCGCGGTAAGTATTACTTGCGTGGCACGGATATCGAGGTCACTTTGGCGGGTTCTGAGGGTCGAGACATGGCTATGGCGTGCTCGATGGTCTACGACGGCATTATGGACGGTTCGGTTTTTCACACCGACCAGCCGCAGGTGAATGTTGCTCTTTCTGTAGCTACCAAGCGTCCACTGGCGGGCTCGTGGGCTTGGAACCGCAGAGACCCGATGTCGAATATATCCCCGCTGGTGGCGGAAACTCTTGCCCTTTGGGGCGCAAAGAACGGCAATGTGACGCGTCCTACTAGGCGTGCGAGTGAGCGAAGGGCGGTGATGCTGTCGTGATCGAAGCGCTATCTGTTCCGGGGCTGACTGAAGACGAAACGGTGACTCTCAATCTGTTGCTTGCGCAGTTGGATGAGAAGGCCAAACGGAATCTGATGCGTTCGTCGATTTACGACGGCAAGCGTGCGATTCGTCAGGTGGGGACTGTTATCCCGCCGCAGTACAAGAAATTGGGTCTGATCCTTGGCTGGAACGCTAAGGGTGTCGATGGGTTGGCTCGTCGCTGCAATTTGGACGGCATGGTGTGGCCTGGTGGGGATCTTGATTCTCTGGGCATGAAGGAACTGACGGATAGCAACTTTCTGTTGTCTGAGGTTGCTTCTGGTCGCACTGACTCGCTGATTCATGGCGTTTCGTATCTGATTACGACGCAGGGTGATGTGGATGAGCCGAAGGCTCTTTTGCATGCGAAGGATGGCAGCAACGCGACTGGTTCTTGGAATAACCGGAAGCGTCGTCTCGACAATCTGCTCTCTGTCACGTCGCGCAAGGATGGCAAGGTCACTGGGTTTGTCCTGTACCTCGATGGTGTGACGATCAGCGCGGAGAAGGATCAGGTTTGGCGGGTTACGTCACGGTCTGAACATCCATGGCATGTGCCGGCTGATCCGATGGTTTACCGGCCTCGAGCGTCCCGTCGCATGGGTCGTTCGCGTATCACCCGCTCGACGATTGGTCTTCAGGATGCTGCTGTTCGTGCGTTGATTCGCATGGAGGGCCACATGGATATTTACTCCATTCCGCAGCTCTGGTTGCTGGGTGCGTCGGATTCGATTTTCAAGAACGCTGATGGGTCACAGAAGGCTTCATGGCAGGTGGCCCTTGGTCGCGTGTATGGGGTTCCTGACGACACTGATGCGGATCAGGCGAACCAGCGTGCTGACATCAAGCAGTTCAAGGCCGAGTCGCCGGAAGCGCACCTGGCGCAACTGAATGCGTTGGCGAAGCTGACTGCTCGTGAGTTCGATCTTTCGGATGCCGATTTCGCCTTGACTGATATGGCGAATCCGACGTCGGAGGGGTCGTATTCGGAGGCGCGGGAGAACCTGATTGCTGAGGCTGAGGGTGCGATGGATGACTGGTCTATCAGTATCCGTCGTTCGGTGACTCGAGCTTTGGCTATTCAGAACGGTTTCGATGAGATTCCGGCTGAGTGGGCGTCGATTGATACGAAGTGGCGTAAGGCTCAGTTCACGTCTCGGGCGTCTGCTGCTGATGCTGGTGCGAAGCAGTTGGCTTCGGTTCCGTGGCTTGCTGAGACTGAGGTTGGTCTTGAGTTGCTGGGCCTTGATGCGCAGCAGATTGAGCGTGCGTTGGCTGAGAAGGCTGCGGCTGAGCGTCGGGTTGCTGGTCGTGAAGTGGTGCGGCTTCTGAATCCTGCCGCGCAGGTTGATGCCGTCGCCGGTTGAGTATCGGGAGGGTTTGCAGGTTCTGACCGCTGAGGCGGTGGCAACGTCTGTTGAGTTGCTGCGTCGTACGTCGGGTTCTGCAGATTCGCGCCGGTATCTGCTGCTTGAGGGTGTTCCGTCGTTGGTTGGTTATTACGCGGATGGTTCGTCTGCCCTGGCTGCTGATTTCTATGACGAGCGCCGGGAGTTGGCGGGGGTTCGTCGGTCGTTTGGTGCTTCTCCGATTGTTCCTGATCGGACGGTGAAGATTCGTCGCGCTGTTGCGTGGGCGTCTGAGCCGTTGTTTCAGGGTTTGGAGTTGGACGCCGTCAAGCGGCTCGAGCAGGTTGTGCAGTTGGAGACTGCGCGCCCGTTTAGGGACACCATCACCGGTAACCGTAAGCGTGATCCGCAGTCGGTCGGCTGGCAACGCATCTCGGCTGGCGGTTGTGCGTTCTGTCGTGCGCTCGCGTCCCGTGGTGCTGTGTACAAGGAGTCCACGGCACGGTTTGCGGCCCATCCTTCCTGTCACTGCACAGCATCCCCGGTGTTCCTTGGCGGCGATACGGGGCCGGAAGCTTCCACGCTGCAGTACTTGGCGAGCAAGCGGTCACGCAGTCCGAAGGAACGTGAGCAGGTCCGTAACTGGATCTCGCTGTTCGAGTAAAAGTTTTCCCTCAGTCGCGATGACTGGCGGGTTCACGCAGCGCGATGCTGCATCCCATGAAAGGCACCGTCATGTCCGATATCACTCCTGTTGAGACTCCAACCGATACCGAAACCATCGTTGATGAGGGCGCGAAGCCTGAACCGACAGAGGAACTAGGCGAGAACGGGGTCAAGGCGTTGGCTGCCGAGCGTGACGCTCGCAAGGCCCTCGAAAAGCGTCTCAAAGAGTTTGAGGATCGCGATAAGACGGACGCCGAGAAACTGGCCGAAGAAACCGAGACGCTACGACGTGAGAACGCCGAGCTGAAGTCCGGGAAGCTTCGCGCCGATGTGGCTGCCGCTAAGGGTGTGCCGGCGAGTCTGCTTTCGGGCAGCACGCAGGCAGAACTTGAGGCGTCGGCTGATGCGCTCATCGCATTTAGGGGAGAGAAGCAGGCACCAGGTCTGCTCGTCCCCACTGAAGGCAAATCGCCAAATCCGAAGCCCAGCAGCGACTCTGCGTTCGTCTCTGAGCTGTTCGGTCGCGGCGACTAACAGCAAAGGAAAATCTCATGGCAGTTCTCGCTACGTCGGGAATTACTCTCCCGAAAAACATCGCTGATGGCATGTTCAAGAAGGCCCAGCAGGGTTCCGCAATCGCCGTCCTCGCAAACTCCGAGCCGCAGCAGTTCGGTGAGGTCACCTACATGACCCTCACCGGCCGTCCGAAGGCTGAGCTTGTTGCTGAGGGTGCGAACAAGGCTGACACCAACGGCACGTTTGGTACGAAGATCGCAACCCCGCACAAGTTCCAGGTGACGATGCGGTTCAACGAGGAAGTTCAGTGGGCCGATGAGGCTTACCAGCTTGGTGTGCTGCAGACCCTGGCAGACGAGGGTGGCCTTGCACTTGCTCGCGCCCTTGACCTTGGTGGTTTCCACGGCATCAACCCGCTTGCGGGAACTGTTGCTGCGTCGATCGTCGCGGGTGACCGTATCGCGTCGACCACCAACTCGGTGGAGATCACGACCGCGA